GCCAAAGACTCAGGCAACAGTCGGCTACTCAAAGAACTGGGATAAATTCACGTTATGCGAGCCGTTCGACTGTCATTTTGCGAGCACAATCGAAAACGTGGGACCGATCTATATTATCAATGTATTGGATCCGGCAACCCACCAGAAAGACACAAAAACAACCGTAGAGCTTACATTCAAAAACGGCCGCGCCGAGTATGCAAGCGATACGATCATTCTTGACACCTTTGCACTTGCTGACAAGGTGCTGGGATCTGATTACTCTATTGACTACAACTACACAAAAGGCGTGGTAGTCATTGAGTCATTGAATGACGCAGAGCCGCTCGACGGCACTCTTGAGGCGTCATTCTCCGAAGTCGATCCAACTCTTATAACAAAGAGCGACATTATCGGAAGCGTGACCGCTACCGGAAAGCGTACCGGCCTGCAGGCTCTCGCAAAACTCTACACCATGCACAACGCCGTGCTCAATCTTTTGGCCGCACCATTCTGGAGCGAAGATCCTGACGTATACAAAGCCATGATCTCTATCGTCCAGAAATTGAACGGCCATTGGGACGGTTTTGTCCTTGCCGATCTTCCTATCTACGACAAGGAAGCGGGCGAAGCCATTGACACGCTTGCCAAAGCTGAGGAATGGGCCGAAACAAACGGCTACACCAGCGGACTGTCAAAGATTTGTTGGCCGCAGATAAAATACGGCGACAATATTTACCACTTGAGCACTCATGCAGTTGCAACTATGCAGCGCGTTGATAACACTCACGACGGCATACCAATGGAAAGCCCTTCAAACAAGGAGATCATGTGTACAGCTCAGTATTTTGGCGAGGACTCTGAAAACGAGGGCTTCGACCAGCAGGAAGGCAATGAGCTCAACGCTAAGGGAATTACTACCGCAGTTTTCTGGGGCGGCCTTTGGGTGCTCTGGGGCCCTCACACTGCATACTACGAATACGGCAGCGACGGCGTTGCCCGTTACATTTTCGATGTAAATATTCGTATGCTTATGCATATTACAAACGGCTTCCAGCTTAGACACGGCACTCAGATTGACGGAACTATGGATCTTAATCTCCAGCAAAGCATTTTAAGCGACGAGCAGGAAGAACTTGACAGCTTAAAAGGCCGCGGCGCTCTTATCGGCAATCCGACGGTTGAATTTTTGGAGACTGCGAACCCTACAAGCGACGTTATGAACGGCGACTTTGTCTGGGACGTAAGTGCAACGCCTGCGCCTCCGTTCAAGAGCGGAAAAGCGAGAGTTTCCTACACAGACGAAGGATTTGCGGCTTATTTTGGAGGAGGTGAATAATTTATGTGGCTCGACTTAAAAGGTGCGGTAGTTGCTGACACGGTATACGAGAGCGGCCAGCTTGTCGCAAAAGATACCAGCTTCACATTGCCGTCAATTACTCAAATGACAGCAGACCTCAACGCAATGGGTACAATGAGCGTGCCGATCGTTGGCTTGCTTGAAAATTTAGAGCTTGCTATCACTAAGATCGGCGAAGATAAGGGACTCGGCAAAATGTCAAGACTTGACAAAAGAAACTTTGAGTTTCGCTGGGTTCAGAATGTAGTCAAAGGAGACGGAACCACAAGCGCCGAAGGCTGCAAGGCTTTTGTGCGTACATTTCCACCAACTGCCCTTCCGGGTATTGGCGTAGAAATTGGCGCCGCCTCAGAGAATGAGCTCACATACTCTGCGAACCGCGTGCAGATTTTTGTCGGCGGTTACGAGTATTTGCTTGTTGACAGACTCAGCCAGATCCTCCGCATTGACGGCAAGGACTATATGAGCGAAATTAACAAATTATTGTAAAACGGAGCCGCTGGCATAAAAAGCCGGCGGCTTTTTCTATGAAGGAGGCTATATCATGGCAAACGAAAACGGAAAAATCGTATTAAAAAAACCGGTACTTATTAACGGCGTAGAAGTTAAAGAAATGACCTACGATACAGACGAGATCGACGGCACTCTCTACGCTCAGGCAGAGGCTCACAAAATGAAAGCAAGCGGCTCTAAGGGTGGAAACCTTGCGGGCGCCGTAGAGCTTGACTACTCTCTGCATTTATACATCGGCTTCGCCGCTGTTATTGCGGTGAACCCTTCCTATACTTTCGAGGATATGGAAAGGATCAAAGGCAAGAGCCTGAGTGAATTTTCTAAAATCGGGCGTGGTTTTTTTATCGGATCGGGAAGCTCAGAGGACGACAACTCAGACGAGCAATCCGAGACTACTCCCGAACCTTCCACACCAGCACGACAGAAATAGAAAAAAAGCGAGTTGTTGACTTTATCGTCGAATATGCTGAGGCGGCCGAAGATCTGGCAGCAGAGCAAAAAAGGCGACAAAAGAACAGACCGCCGCAAACCATAAAGCATAAAAAAGGCCGAAGGAGGTGACACCGTGGCAAGCAGTAAAACATTGCAGGCGATCGTCGAGATAGCCGGCTCCCTTAGCCCGACGCTGGGGAAAGCTGCCGAGGAGGCTCAGAAGTCTCTCGAAGGCATAAATCTGAAAGCCGTCGCCGTAGGCGCTGGCGTTGCGGCTGCGGGCGTCGCTATCGGAAAAGCTACTGTTGCAGCTGGTAAATATCTCGTAGATCTCGGGAGCGAGTTTGACAACGTAGTCGATACGATCAGGATCGGAACCGGCGCGACCGGTGACGCTCTGGACGCCCTGACTGATGATTTTAACGAGGTATATAAAAGCGTACCAACAACAATGGAGGACGCCAGCAAGGCGATCGCTGACTACAACACGCGCCTTGGATTGACTGGCCCAGAGCTCCAAGAAATATCAAAACAAGCGATCCAAGTCTCTGACATGCTCGGCGACGACCTCGGCAGCGTGATCGAGGAGTCAAGCCAAGCCTTCCAAGCGTGGAATATGGACGCGGAGGACATGAGCGCCGCAATGGACTATGTTTTCAAAGCGTCACAATCGACCGGGCTCGGGTTTACTGATTTAATGAGCAGCGTGCAGCAATTCGCGCCGCAGCTTCAAGAAATGGGCTACTCTTTCGAGGAGGCCACAGCACTGATCGGACAGCTCGACAAAGCCGGCGTAAACACCAGCGAAGTGCTGAGCGCAATGAAAAAGAGCGTCGGCGCACTTGCAAAAGAAGGACTTTCTGCGAGTGAAGGCCTCGAAATGTACGCCGAGCAGATCAAAAATGCCGGTAGCATGGCAGAGGCAACGACAATCGCCTCGGAGATTTTCGGAACAAAAGCCGGCTCTACAATGGCAGCAGCCATAAGAGACGGTTCTCTCTCTGTCGCGGATTTGACGGCAGAGCTTGAAAAGAACGGCGAAACAATCGGAGGCGCCGCAGAGGACACATACGACTTTGCGGAGCGGTTGCAAATGTTCAAGCAGCAGGCTCAGGTGGCACTCGAGCCGCTTGCCAATACGATGTTTGACGCCATTAACCAGCTTATGCCCGTTGTGGGTGAGGCTATGGAGGGCTTGATCCCTATAATTGAACAGCTTGCGGCTTCTATTATTCCGGTGATCTCGGAAATAATGCCGCAAATTATACCATTATTCCAAGAATTTGTACCGGTAATTTTGCAAACAGCGCAAACGATCGGCCAACAGTTGATCCCGCCGCTGCTTCAAATGATCCAGCAAGTGCTCCCGGTTGTTATCGAGTTAGTAAGTAGCGTCATGCCGCTGCTGTCTCAGATAATTGCCGCCATTTTGCCAGTGCTGGTGCAGCTCATAACCGCAATACTGCCGCCGATTATGCAAATTATATCGGCCGTACTCCCGGTTGTGATTGAATTACTCAACACGGTGCTGCCTATCCTTATGACATTGATTAACTTACTCATGCCGATACTCGACACCGTTCTGGGCTTGATTGAGCCTATTGTGAGCCTGATTACAACGGCAATTACGCCATTGATCGCGATTTTGGGCTCTCTTATTTCTCAGGTTTTGGAACTTCTGGCCCCGGCTCTGCAATTTATAGCCGGAATTTTTACGACTGTTGTCGGCACGGCCATTCAGGGAATAGCGCCGATCGTGCAGTCAATTACTCAGATTTTTCAGGGCCTCATTGATTTTATTACTAACGTATTTTCGGGCAACTGGAGCGCTGCGTGGGAGGGAATTGTCAGCATATTCTCTGGCATAGTTTCCGGCATTTCTGCAATATTCAAAGCCCCGATCAATGCGATTATCAGCGGAATTAACGCTTTTATTAACGGACTAAACGGCATAAAGATCCCCGACTGGGTGCCGGGCGTTGGAGGTATGGGCTTTAGTATTCCAACTATTCCAATGCTTGCAACTGGTGGCTTTACCGAAGGTATTACTATCGCCGGCGAGGCTGGAACTGAGGCCGTTATCTCGTTTGATCGCAGCGTAAGAGCTGCAAATATAGGCTACTGGGAGCAGGCCGGCGAAATGTTGGGAGTTTATGACAGCTCAGAGACCGCCCTTGCTGGCAACTTGCTGAGTGTTGACGACTTCTCGCTCGCTGAGTTGGCTCAGCCGTCCACTACCGTGATTTATGACTTTAGCGGCTTTACATGGAGCCCGGTTATTGAAGGCGGCAAGGTAACAGAGGACAACGACGACCTGATCCGCAGACTCAGAGCACACGAAGCCGAGTTTTTCGACTGGCTGGAACGCTGGCTTCAAGCAAGGGAGGTGACTGCTTTTGCGTAGAGTTATTGAATACTACGAATACACAACCCAAGACGGCGACACTTTCGACCTTTTGGCTCTTGATATGTATAACGACGAGCGACTGGCTCATTATATAATCGAATTTAACCCAGATTATAGCGACGTTATCGTGTTTGAGGGTGGCGTGCTGTTAAAGCTGCCAGTTGTTGAGGAGGCAGAAACCGCCGAAACAATACCACCGTGGAGGCAAACCGCATGAGCGAGTTGCTTCTAAATAATGCGAATATAGCGGAAAAAGTAACGGTCTCCTCGTGCGTTCACGAAATGCACGCAGGCGGCCGTTCTGACTCTCTGACGATCAGGATCCACGATCCAGAAGGCCAGTTTGACAAATGGAGAGTTGAAACCGGTGCACCGGTTGAATTTAAAGGCGCCGGGACGGCGAGCGGCAAAATGTTTTTATATAGCTCGGCGCCAGAGTCTGGCGACTATATCCTGCGCGCCTTTTCTATGCCGGTGAGTGGCACGATCCCTAATACAAAACCGTGGGAGCGCGTACACTTCCGGCAAATAGGTGAAGAAATTGCAGCGCGTCACGGTCTGGAGTTTGAAAGCTACGGACTCGGCGACGTTGTGTATCAGTATAGAGCCCAAGAAAACGAGGAGGATTTCAAGTTTTTCGGCCGCCTCTGCGCTTTAGAGCGCGCGGCGCTCACCATATACGACGGCAAACTCATAGCAGCCTTCGAGCCATATCTCGAAAGCATGGAGCCAACGGCCACAATCGACACGGCCGGTTGCGTCGTGGAATGTGAGGACAACAGCCTGCTGGAATACGGAGCCGCAAGAGTTTCGTGCGGTCCATATAGCGGCGAGTTTAAAGCTCCGGGAAACAATGCCCGCGTGTGGGTTCCTAAAAAAACAATAATATGCCAGAGCAAACTCGAGGCGATCCGCTTCGCAGCCGCAGAGCTGCGAGAAAAAAATAAAATGCTCATATCTGGCAGCATTGAAGGCTCGCTTATGCCACAGTATGCCCCGGGCATTATGGCAAACATAATAAATCGCCAGACGCCGTCATGGAGCGGAGCCTATTTTATTTATAAAGTACGGCACGACTACGGCAAAAATAAAACAAAAATATTTTTCAGGCGAAAACTGGAGGGCTACTAATGGACGGAGTTATAAAAAAAGGTACGGTGCTAAGTATCGAGGGCAACAAGGCCCGAGTTGCACCAATGAACAATCCCGAGCTTGTGTCTCCTAATGTGCAAATAGCTGACTATATAGACGCCGAGGAACTTACAAAAGGATCCCCGGTTGCTTATGCACTGTTTGAGGATATGACCGGGCTCATATTTGCAAAACTTGAATAAGGAGGCGATCAGAGCATGGCAGTCATGGCAAAATGGCGCAACAAAACCTTCGAAGTCTCCACAAGAAAAGTAAACCCATTAAAAAATTTTTCTACCTCTACCACAATAAAGAGTGACGACTCCAAAAGTAAAAAGAATACGACCGAGCTCGTGCCGTTTTCGTTCGATGTAGACGTACACGCAAATGCGGGAGTAAACCCTCAAACCGAGTACGAGTCGTGGTGCTCTCTTATCAAACAAACCGGCGTTTTATATCTACACGGCCGGAGGTTCGGCAGAGAAACGAGACTCAAAGAGGTTAGTCTCTCAGGCGTACAGCTTGACGACTTCGGAAGGATCCGCTTCGCCACTATCGGGCTAACCTTCGAGGAGGTAAACCAAAAAGAAACAAAGGGAGACGCCGGCGCCCGGGCTGCCGCTTCTGAGGCTCAAAAAGCCGAGAAAAAAGCAGCTAAAAAGAAAGGCAAAAAAGTCAAAATAACAGTAGGCAGCAGCGTGAAGTTGACCGGCAAATATTATGTGGACGGCGAGAAAATACTCGACGAAGAAAAAAAGAGAGTCTTAAAAGTTGGCAAGATCAACGGAAACAAGGCATATCTCCCACAAGTTGACGGCTGGGTATACCTTAGCACGCTGTCGCTTGTGTCGTAGGAGGTGAGCACATGCAGGCGAAAAATAACGGAGATCCGCGCCAATGCGCTGCCAATCTCCTGAAAATCACAAGAGGTGAAAATCCCTTCGATCGCATTAAAGGGATCGACGCCGCTATAACGGACGCCCCGAGCGCCTCGGCCCAGTATGACGCTGTTGCTGAGGCTGAGTGGGTGCTCGACACATACGAGCCGCGTGTGGAAGTCGAAGGCATTGATTTCAATGCTCCAGACGCTCAACTCGGCGATTTTTCGACAATAACACAAATAAAACTCAGAGAGGAGGAGGACAATGAGTAACACCAGCGAATTGCAGTTTATAGAAACCGACGCCGGGCAGATTTACGACTTTATCATGTATGTGCTGGAGAATGGCGTCACCGAGGAATTATACCCCGGAGACGAGCGCCGAATTTTCGGCGAAGCGCTGGCCTCTTTGACGTTGGCCCTATATTCTACGATGAACGACTCAGCAAAGCAGGCGACTCTGCGTTATGCACGAGGCGAGGTTTTGGACGCTCTGGGAGAATTTGCAGGAGTGTATCGAATTGAGGCAATGCCGGCAACAACAACGGTCCGCTTTTCTCTCAAAGAAGCGGTGGCGCAAAATATCATAATCGCCAAAGGCACCAGAGTTACGTCGGACTATTCCCGATATTTTGCAACTACCGAGACCGCCGTGCTGCAGGCTGGATCGTTATATATTGACGTCGAAGTGGAAAGCACAGAAGGCGGCAGCAATTATAACGACATACCAGTCGGCGAGATCAATGTGTTGGTTGATCTTATTGCATACATCGACGGAGTCTCTAACACTTTAATAACAAGTGGCGGCGGCGACGTGGAAAGCGACGAGGATCTAAGACAGAGGATCCGGCTCTCTCCTGCAAGCAGATCGACAGCCGGCCCGAAAAATTCATATAAATACTTCGCAATATCAGCAGACGCGACCGTGGCCGACGCTTATGTGGACTCGCCAACGCCCGGGGTTGTTGTTATTACCCCGATATTGTACGGCGGCGAAATACCGGATCAGGACGTGCTCGACAAGGTGCTGGCTGCATGTAGCGCCGACGACGTTCGGCCGCTTACTGACAAGGTAGAAGTCTCAGCACCAACAACGCAAATCTATGATATTGAGCTGACATATTACACCACAGCGGCCAACGAGACCGCAGTCGTCCAGAATATCGAGGGCGAAGGCGGCGCAATAGATCAGTATATCTACTGGCAAGGTAGCAGTCTGGATCGGGATATTAACCCGGACTATTTAAGAAAGCTCATTTTG